AGCTGGTTTTTATGAGGTGCCGGTTGAAGAGATGCAGGCTGGCGACGCCATGCTGATGGCGATTGACTCCGGCAAGCTCAATCACGTTGGGGTCTACATTGGCGATCAACTAGTGCTGCATCACTTGCGTGGACGCTTGTCTAGCCGTGATCTGCTGGGTGAGTGGCTCCTAAAATGCACCGGTAGGGTCTTGCGTTATGGAAAAGGAGATCAGGCTCTACGGACCACTGGCTAAGTTTGTTGGTCAGCGGAAGTTTTTAGCGGAGATCAGCAGCGCAGGCGAAGCGATCAGGATGCTGCTGGCTAATTTCCCCGGACTAGAACGCCACATGGCAGACCAGCATTACAAGGTAATTGTCGATAACTACGAAAGCGATCTTGACGAGATTCATTATCCCGCTAGTCAAACAATCAAGATCGTTCCTGTACTAGGCGGCGCTGGCAGCGGTACGGGCAAGATTTTGGCTGGCGTTGCCCTGATCGCAACCGCGATTCTTATCGGTCCCGCTGCGGGCGGCTTCTTGGGACTCGGTGCTGGACTTGGTGGTGCTACTGGAGCAGGCGCAGCAATCAGCATGGGTTTAGTTGGCGGTGCCTTTGCGACCGCAGTAGGGGCAGTCGGTGTTGCTCTCGTCTTGGGTGGTGTTTCGCAGCTTCTTTCGCCAACCCCGCAGCTAGGGCAAATTGGACCAGCCAACACATCGTTAGGCGGCGGGCGCAGCACAACAACCGAAGGCACCGAAATGGACCCACAGGAGTCCTACAGCTTTAGCGGGATTCAGAACACCAGCCGTCAAGGGACTCCCGTGCCTGTGGTCTACGGCGAAACTATCGTGGGTTCGGTGGTGATCTCCGCTGGCATCGACGTTGACACGATCTGACATGACGAAGAAAAAGCAGAATCAGATCATCGGCGCAGGTGGTGGCGGCGGTGGCGGTGGTGGGCAAACAGTCGTCCAGCAGACCGTCGTTGTCCAGCAGTCAGCGCCACCAGCCGTCAGAACGCCAATCCGCACGGCGGACAATCTGGCGTCTACTGCCTTTGGCAACATTCTTGATCTGCTTTGCGAAGGTGAGATCGAAGGATTTCCGTCTGCGCGTGATTACACCCGTGGCACAGATAATTACAACAAGGCGCTTCTTAAGGATGTCTATTTGACAGACACTCCAATCCTCCGCTCTGGTGCTGATGTCACTAATCTCACCGATGCGGATTACAACTTCAAAGGTGTCACCGTTGAGGCACGTTATGGGACTAACGCCCAGAGCTACATCAAGAAGTTTGGTGAGACGACTGAAGACGTCAAAAGTGTCAACGTAGAGATCGTCCAGGCGACCCCAGTCACCCGGCAGATCACTGATACCAACGTTGACGCTGTCCGCGTCAGCATTGCCATCCCACGCCTAGAGCGCGGCACTGCCGAGGGCGACGTGCTTGGCACCAGCGTTACGATCAGCATCCAACTGCAATACAACGGCGGCGGTTACACCACCGTCAAAACTGATACGATCAGCGGACGCACGGCAGATAAATACGAGCGGGATTACATCGTCGATATTGATGGCGCATTTCCGGTTGATTTGCGCGTGGTGCGTGATTCAGCAGACAGCAGTGATACCAACGTAAATCCCACCTATTTCACGGGTTACACCGAACTGATTTATCAGAAACTGCGCTATCCCAACAGCGCATTGGCAGCGGTCAGATTCCAAGCAGAGCAGTTCAACAACATCCCTGCGCGGGCGTATCGAATCCGTGGCATCAAGGTCAAAATCCCGAACAATGCCACTGTCGATGCAGCTACTGGGCGGCTGACCTATAGCGGCACTTGGACTGGCACGTTTGGCGCTGCTCAATGGACCACCTGCCCCGCGTGGATTCTGTATGACCTGCTGATCAGCAAGCGTTACGGTTTTGGCGATCATGTTGCAGAGGCACAACTAGACAAGTTCGCCTTCTATTCCGCGTCGCAGTATGCGAACGAACTTGTAGACGATGGCACTGGCGCTGGCACCAAGGAGGCGCGTTTTGCCTGTAACGCGCTGATTCAGAACCAGTACGAGGCGTACAAGCTGATAAATGACCTTTGCTCGGTTATGCGATCGCAGCCTTATTGGTCAACTGGTGCGCTGACGATTACTCAAGACAAGCCGACTGATTCCAGCTACCTGTTCAACCGCTCTAACGTGCTGGAGCCGGGGTTTAGCTATGCAGGCAGCGACCTGAAGACCCGCCACACAGTTGCAGTTGTCAGCTATTTAGATCTGGACAGCCGCGAGCAGAACTACGAAATTGTTGAAGACCGCGACGCCATCGACAAGTACGGCTGGGTCGCTACTGAGATTAAAGCCTTCGCCTGTACTTCACGCGGTCAAGCCAACAGGCTAGGGCAATGGATCCTGTATTCCGAACAGCAGGAGACAGAAGTCGTCAGCTTCAGCGCATCAATCGACGCTGGCGTTCTGGTCCGCCCTGGCGCTGTTGTTGATATACAAGATCCGATGCGGGCGGGGGTCCGTTTCGGCGGCAGGATTGTCGGCTCTGGTGCAAAGACGGTTTCGGTCGATGACACAACGGGGCTCCCTAGCGATGACGCCACGATCAGTGTTCTGCTGCCTGATGGGACTCTGGAGACTCGGGAAATTGTCAGCCGAACTGGTGTTTTGATTACCGTTGATGAAAACTGGACAACGCAACCGCAGAAGAACAGCGTTTGGGTAATCCAGACAACTGCCATTCAGACTCAGCAGTTCCGCGTTCTAACTGTCAAGGAGCAAGAAGGTGCGATCTATAGCATTACAGCGCTGCGTTACAACTCAGGTAAATACGATTACGTCGAACGTGGGTTCAAGCTGGCAACGCGCAGCATCACGAACCTAAACCCGATCCCTGCCGCGCCTACCAGTCCAAAAGCAGAAGAGAAGTTCTACGCCGCCAACGACCAAGCCAAGGTCAAGATCATTCTTAGCTGGGCAGCAGTTAAGGGCATCCCGCAGTACAAGGTGCGCTATCGCGCTGGTGACGACAACTGGGAACAGCTGACGGTTACTAAGCCTGACACCGAGATTCTCGATACCCGTGCTGCCACCTACAACTTTGAGATTTACAGCATCAACTCACTGGGTCGGCAGTCTTCGGATTTTGCCAGCCTGACCTTTAACGCGATTGGCAAAACAGCTGTACCGCAAGCCGTACAAAACCTGCGGTTTGAGGCAACCAGCGACAAGGAAGGGACGCTGAAGTGGGACGAATCCACCGAACTGGACGTTAAAAACGGGGGCAAGGTCTATATCCGTCATTCCAGCCTGACTGATGGCAGCGCCACTTGGAGTAACTCGGTTGATCTGATCGAAGCTGTCGCTGGTTCTGCCACTAGCGCCAAAATCCCGCTGGTCGAAGGCGAAGTGCTGTTGAAGTTCGCTGATGACGGCGGACGGCTTAGCACCAATGAAACCAGCGTGATCATCGACCTCCCTGACACGCTTGGGCGGTTGCTGGTGGAAGATCGCCGCGAGGATCAGGACGCCCCGCCATTCCAAGGCAATAAGACGGACACGTTCTACAGCGAGGAATTTGACGCGCTGACGCTGGACGGCACCGAGGATCTGGACGACGTGACCGACGTTGATGATCTGCCCAGTTTTGATTTCATGGGCGACATCACTAGCAGCGGTGAGTATGCCTTTACCGACACGCTGGATCTTGAGGGCGTGTTTTCACTGGATCTGGAGCGGCGGTTTGTCACTCGCGGTTTTTATCCAGGTGACTTGATCGACGCCAAGACCGAACTGATCGACGACTGGGACGACTTCGACGGTGACACGGTGGATAAGGTCAACGCCAAGCTGCTGGTGCGCCGCACTGACGACGATCCGACCGGGACACCAACGTGGACTAGCTGGCAGGATTTCGCCAACGGCACGTTTAAGGGTCGGGCGTTCCAGTTCAAGGCTGAGTTGACCAGCACCGACACCGCTCAGAACATCCTTGTGGATGAGTTGGGGTATCTGGCGCAGTTCGCCCGCCGCCAAGAGCAGAGCAGTGCAGCGGTCGCCAGTGGTGCCGGCGCTAAGGCAATCACCTTCGGCAATGCCTTCTTTACTGGCACGGCATCACTGCTTGGAACCAATAGCAACTTGCCTAGCATCGGCATCACGGCTCAGAACATGCAGAGCGGTGATTACTTCGAGGTCAGCAGCGTCAGCGCCACGGGGTTCACGGTGACGTTCAAAAACAGCAGCGACACGGCAGTGGATCGTAATTTCAACTGGAGTGCTGTTGGCTATGGCAAGGCTGGGTAGAGTAGACAAAAGACTGCGCTAGGCGGCTGTGGCAACGCACGATTACAACATTGCTAACGGCACGGGTTCGGCTGTCCGTAGTGATCTAAATAACGCCCTCGCCGCAATCGTCAGCAATAACAGCAGCAGCACGGAACCCGCCACCACGTTTGCGTTTCAGTGGTGGGCAGATACCAATAACACCCTACTGAAAATCCGCAACGCTGCGAACTCGGCATGGGTAACGGTTGGCGATTACAGCACTGCCAATCTCGGCTTGCTGACCAGCGCCACGGCTAACAGCACCTACTTGGCATTGGCTGGTGGCACCGTCACTGGTGCGCTTGAGATCGGCACCGCTGGTTCGCTGGTGTTTGAAGGCGCAACGGCGAACGACTTTGAAACCACGCTGGCGGTCACAGATCCAACGGCTGACCGGACGATCACGCTGCCCAACGCCACTGGCACGGTTCCGCTGCTCAGCTTGGCGCAGACCTTTACGGCAGCACAACGCGGCAGCATTTCGGCAATCTCGGTTGCTTCTGGCGATACCACCAAGACGCTGGACTTTGCCACTGCTAACAATTTCGCCCTGACGCTTGCCAATACGGCATCTTGCACGCTGGCTAATCCAAGCAACTTGACGGCAGGACAAAGCGGTTCGATCTTTGTGGTGCAGGACGCCACGGGCGGGCGATTATTGACTTACGGCAGCCAATGGGATTTTGCGGGCGGAACTGCGCCTACTCTGTCCACGGCTGCGTCGGCGGTTGATCGTATTGATTACGTTGTCCGCACGACCAGCTCCATCCACGCCGTCTTCACCGCTAACTACTCATGAGCATCATTGGTAGCAATATCCTTGCTGGTGCTGCTGGCAGTGGTGTCAGCGCGTATGAGATCGAGCAGAGCTTGCGGTTTAATAGCGGCGACACCCATTCTCTCAGTCGGACACCATCAAGCGTAGGCAATCGCCGAACGTGGACATATAGCGTTTGGGTTAAAATCGGAAATTCTGCTGGCGACACTAGCTGTATTCTTAATGCCGGTGATTACAACTACGGAACTTATATATGGACTAGGGACGGCGGACATTTTGCCATTGGCAGGTATTCAGGTGGTTATACATTTCTTGTTGAGGCGGCTGGGTTCTACAGGGATCCAAGTGCTTGGTATCACCTTTTTGTTAAATTCGATTCTACGCAAGCCACTGCATCAGACAGAGTAAAGCTGTACGTCAACAACGAGCAAGTCACAAGTTTCATAAATGAAACGTATCCATCGCAAAATTATGATACAGATGTAAATGATACTTCTACGCATTACATTGGCAAACGACGAGACAACGGTTTGCCGCTTGACGGTTATTTGGCTGAGGTGCATCTTGTCGATGGCACCGCTTTAGATCCCACAGACTTTGGTGAGTACGACGACAACGGCGTTTGGCGTCCTATTGCTTACTCAGGCTCGCACGGCACGAATGGGTTTTATCTTGATTTTTCAAATTCCAGCGATCTAGGCGAAGACCAAGCTGGCAGCAACGATTGGACCGCCAATAACTTCACCACCTCCGGCACTGGTACGGACGTGATGAGCGACACGCCGACGACGAACTGGTGTACGTTGAATCCACTTCAATATGCAAACTATGCAAGCGCAACCCCGATTTACACAGAAGGGAACCTTGTATTTGATTCAACATCAGGTGGATGGTCTGGAACAACTGGAACTGTTTCAGTCTCTTCCGGCAAATGGTACTGGGAGTACACTTGTGCTGGCGTAACAGCGTCTGAAAAGATCAGAAATGGCGTTTACAAACAAGGCGGTGTTTTGAGTGCCACGGGTGGGGATATACCATCCTCCTCTGACGTACATACTTACGCAAGTGATGGCACTAAATGGGATGGGTCATCTTTTGTTAGCTATGGAGCCACTTACACGAGCGGAGATGTTATTGGCGTTGCACTTGATTTAGACGCAGGAACTCTGGTTTTTTACAAAAACAATACCTCTCAAGGGACGGCTTACACCGGCTTATCCGGAACATATTCTCCCTATTTCGCTCAGTCATCTGATCCATCAAGTACCGCCAACTTCGGACAACGCGACTTTGCGTACACCCCACCGACCGGCTTCAAAGCACTGAACACCGCCAACCTGCCCGCGCCGGATATTGCGGATGGGTCGGATTATTTTCAGACGGTGCTTTATACGGGCAATCAAACCGCACGAGATATAACTGTTGCAGATAACAGTGGCAACGCTTGGCAGCCTGACTTTGTTTGGTTGAAGTCCAGAGCGGGAACAGCGGGGTCGGCAAATCATGTTTTGTTTGATGCTGTCCGTGGAGCAAACAATGGATTGTATTCCAGCTTGGCTAATGCAGAAGCTGCTTTTACACAAACGCTGACTTCCTTTAATTCCGATGGTTTTTCTCTTGGAACTGATGCTGACTTTGGGGGATCTAACTGGAGTAGCACCACCTACGTCGCTTGGAACTGGCTCGCAGGCGGCAGCGGCTCAAGCAACACCGACGGCAGCATCACCAGCACGGTAAGCGCCAACCCCACCGCTGGG